GCTCCCCTTTCGTCGCGTCTAACGTGCGACAAAGAGGTCTAGGATTATGATACCTAGGACCCTCTCGCTCCGTCTGCCGTAGTCTTGTCCCTCGCTCCTGCTAGAGGGCGGATTCTGGCAGCCATGTCCATATGAACCGTGGTGGTTCATCGGGCAAATCCTTCAACCACTGAGCACATGAGAGCGTCTCAGTCATGTCATGTCTTTTCTCCAGCCATGTGGCTAGGGAATCGTCAGACAATCTTGAAACGGCTCGGCCTTGGAGACCGAGCGATTTCGCTGCGTATGGAATCTCAGATTGCAAAGTCTGAGGACCCCAATCACAGAAAGCTCTCAAGTACGCTTCATGCTCATAAGGTATATCTAGCTTAGCCTGTACAGGCTTCGCACAGATTGCCTTAATCTCAAAGCATTGAAGCTCGGCGTTGTAACGTCGTCGTAAACCGATGTGTCGGCAGAACGGCGCATCTTCATCTTCTCTGATCCAACCGAGAAGAGGAGATTTTGGAGTCACGAAGGGTATATCATACCCCCTTAGTGACTTAACCTTATACATGGCCGATCTGAGAAATCGCGCTGTGCACTCGAATCCGTTTTGAAATAATTGGGATTCTATGCTAAAAAGTGACAGCACAACGTCTCGTGGTGAATTCATTTCCGGGACGTACTTAAAGTACGCCGGAGTAATAACCACGCCTTTGTAGGCATGGACCCCACATGACTCACGAAACCATGACGACCTGTAGCTTTTCTCGGCATTAAATTTCATGCCGAACAGCGGTAGGTAATCATAGATGGCCTGTACGCATTCGGTTCTGACGATGATATCGTCGCCGTATACGTAGACCTCGCGAGTTAAATCACGTGGTAAGTCCGCAAGAGACAATATGGCTTTGATTAAAACAAAATGAACCAAAGCCATAACAGGGAAACACACAGCGCTGCCCATGGGTGCGAATTTCTCGCACGGCATCTCAGTCGGAAAGTCTATCAGACCTTTCACCAGATTAATAGTCCTGGTAGATAAGGCCATCAAGGCTTCACGCATTTCCGGACAATCGTGAAAGAGATATCTCACGAGTGTCCTTGATACGCGATCCGATGCAGATGACATGTCCAAAGTGGCATATCGGCCTGAACCTGAGGCATCTTTGGCTAGACAGCCATTAATGCTTTGATCGTCAAAATTGACGAACCCCTTTGTAATGGGGTGGTTCTGAATGCGATCATACATTGCA